GCCAGAGTTAGAGTGCCAAGGCCCGCAGTGGTCGTTGTCTCGTTTACACGGTCGGCAAGTACCAGAGCCATTTTAGGCTCCGATCAACTGATCTTCCGCAAACCATCTCTGCTGGGCAACGCTATCGGCATCCATCCACTCAACGAGGTACGAGACGTTACCGTCCTCGTCCATACGCATCGCAGTAATCGGACCTTCAGGCACCACAGCATTGAGCTTGACGACATCGCCCTTTTTAAACGTAGCCATGTGTAGCTCCTTAACCAGCCAAGCTGAAGGTGTAAGTGACGTTGAGCGTATCGCCTGAAGCAACCGCACGGTCACCGGGGGACGTAAAATTAGAGGCTGAGAACAGTATGCCGGTCGTACCACTCTTGGTGCTGTTGCTAGACAAGAACGCGCCAGCAATCGTCGCCGTGCCGTTGATGTTGAACTGCGCCGGGGAGGCCGAGTTGGTGTTCACAGACGGGTTAGCCGTGGTAGCCGTACCAAACGTAGCCACGGGGCGTGTGGCATTGCTATACGAAGTGTTCTCGCTCCATCCAGCATGGCTGGACATGGTGTTTGCCGCAGCAATCGTTACGCCTGAACTAGGACCGGTGATCAAGCCCACGTACCACGCTGCCGTATAGGATGAACCCTTTAAGTACTGGGCGTTCATGTCCTGCAAGCCCACGTTGACCACGAGGTTGTGGGTCTCTTCACGCCACTTAAGGTTACCCGCAGCGTCATAGCACTCGATGGCGTACACGCCACCTGCGTCAACCTGATTTAAAACACCCCTGTTGGTCTCGACACTGGCTGCTGCCATGTCCGCGAAACTAGCTTTCTCGTTAAACATTGAAGTTCCCTCAGGCGCTAAAGCGCAGCAAAGATGTAGTGTAATTGTTGGCTGGCATCTGGACCGTAAAGGTATTGGATGCCGTTTTGTCGCCACCAAAGCTCAGTACAGCAACGGACTTGTTGCCCTTGCTGGCGTTGTAGAGCAAGGCACCTGCGGTGGTAAACGCTGCCGGAGTCCAGACCACGTTGTCAAAATTGACGTAGACCACGCCGTTGCTGTTAGCAATCGTAGCGCCCGTGACGACCTTGCCCCCTGCCGTATAGCCGGTGCCGGTGATCTCGTTGGACGTGGTGTAGACAGTGGTGTCCGCGTTGATGCTAGAGCTGCTTGTGTACAGCGCCAGCTTGATCGTGTCGGTCAACAGGTTATGCACAGCCTGCGGCAGTTCTTGCCGAAAGCTCACCGTTTGTGTCTGAAAGATAGGCATCAGGTCACCGGAACCCTAACCTGACCAGAACGATAAGTATCAAGTCGATCCTTACCATCGCCAAGCTGTTTGAGCAGGCCGAGGGCCTCTTGGTACTTCTGATCGTAGTACTGCATCATGTCCGCCTCACCCTTCAAGTAGGTGTAAGCCTCACGCAGCGACCCGTACAACAGTACCGTCTCAAAGTTATCCCCAAGCCACGTCGTACTCGCCGTCACGATGGATGTCGGGTAGTAGTAATAGTGCATCTCCACGCTATAGGCGGAGTCAGGGGTCGGCCCAAGAATAAACGTGTTGGCATCAAAGATCGCGTAGTACTGCGGCTTGCCCGTGTCGGTGGGCGAAGGGAAGGACTGGCGAACGAAGTTCACATCTTTGTCGAGCAGAAACTCCTGCGAGCCGTCCGCATTAATCACGGCAAGTGAGAACGTCGCCAACCAGTCGCTAGGCAGCGTCAGGTACTTATTGTTTGTGGACAAGGTACCGGTCTGGTTACGGCGGATCGCAGGGATCTGAACCGAGTTGTATATCCGCTCCTCTGCAAGCTGAACAAACGTAGGAATGTTGGCTACAAAGGTGGTCTCTGTAGATTCACAGTACTGTTGGATCAGCGTTGTAAGAGTGGCGTAGTTCACGGCTTACTCGTCGAGGTTGATCTGCGAGACGAACTTCTTACCCTTGGTTGCCGCACCGTTGCCACGCGCATCCATCATGGTGACGCCCTTGTTGACGTCCTTATCGGGATAGCCGTTCTGGCCCGTGGGATCCCCGTTGGGCTTGGGCTGGGTGTACTTGCCGATGGGGTCAACGTCCCACCCAAAATACTTGAATTCTTCGCTCATGATTAACCCTTACCCGGCTTGGTGGGGGACTTCTGATTCATGGCACGGGCCATGTTGCGGCCATACTTCTTCATTTCAGAAGAGGTCACGCCACCGGCCTTCATACGCTTCATCGGCTTCTTGTCTTTCATCACAGATCTCCTAAGTCGTAGTGATCGTCACGGTCCCCACCGCACATACTGCGATAAGGGAATTAGGGGTCAAACCTGCGTCGTACGCCCTAGATCCGCCCACCGGGGCCCAGCCCCATTGGATCATTCTACTACCACCAGCGCCGTTATTGCCGGGCTCGTAATAGCTTACATCAGGACGGGGGTTGCGGATGGCCTGCGGGTCATCGACCGGGTACAGCCCCAGCGACAACTGCGGTTGATCAGGTTCCCAGCACGTCTTGCAGACCAGAATGTTGACGTTCTTGGTCTTGATGACCAGTTGGGACAACTCTTTCAGCTTGTAACGGAACCCACACCTATCGCACTCTGCGATAGCATTTTTGCCAGATGCGAACCTATTTGGCATGGGGGCACCTTACGAGGCGGTGCCCATGAAGCTCTGACGGGGCACAAACCGCACCGAAGCCTTCTCCCGGTCCTCGCCAGCAGCCAACTCCCACGCCTCGTCGTACTGGCCCTTGAGAATGGGAATACGCGCATCGGCCCCCGGGACCTTCATGGCGAGCATGTAGGACAGCCCCGCTACCATGCAGGGCATAAAGCGATACGGGATGTCTTGGCCGTTGATGCCGTTGCCCACGTCGTACATACGCCGCAAACGGGTGTAGTACAGGGTGTAGGTGGTGCTGTTGTCCGGCAGGGGCCAGACCGTGAACTGTGGGTAGACCACCACATTGTCCGCCCCAGTTGCGCCCGTACGCCGGTTGATCCAGATCTGAATCGGGCGTCCGGTAGAATTCTTGTTGGGGATTGACACGTACGTGCTGGAGGAAATCCGGCTGATGTTGATGTCAATCTGGTTGGTGCCCGTGCCGGTACGGATCACATGGTCGAGCAGGTCCACCGTGTCAGCCGGGAGGTCGTAGGTGCCCACGCCGGAAGACAGGACGTGAGTGCCCTGCTCCAGCGTCCACAGGTTGATGCCCCGGTTAGCCCAGTCCATCAGCAGCAGGCTAAGACTACGCTTGGCCGTACGCAGGTCGTACCCGGTACGCAGTTCCGCACCGCAACGCTCAAACGCCTCTTCCACAATCGTGTTGAGGTCGAGGTTGAAGTCGGTCGTTGCTGTAGTCTTGTAGGCCATTACTTACTTCCCTGCTTGCCGGTAGCTACGCGTTTTTGCAGCAACACCTTTTGGCTGGGCGACAAATTGCTTGCCTTGCGCTTTGCCTTTACGCTTTGCAGCGGTGGTACGGGCATATTCAGCGGGAGAAAGCGCCTTGATCGCAGCCTCAGGAAGATATCTCTCACCCGTGTCAGAAGAGCGTTTACCACTTTTGGTCCCCCATTTCTGGTCTGTCCAAGCTTTGAGAGACTGCTGAGGGGCTTTCATCCGCTGTACCCGCCGCCCTTTTCCTTATACCGCTTAGCCAGAAGCTGGGCTTTACGTGCGCTCCACTGCCCTGCGGCGGTGCCCTGAGTCGCAGAACCCTTAATCGAATTAAACAACTTCTTACGCATGCCCGGTTTGGTGTAGTTCCCAGCAGCGTTAACCTTACTCTCTCCACCCTTGGCGAAGGTCTTCATGGGCTCATCAGTGCCCAGAACTGGCTTCTCATCCCCACGACGCTTAGCACGAGGCACTTTATTGGCAGCGATAGCCCCCATACCCCGTGACGGCATCATACAAATTTACCCCGGGTCTTACCCGACTGGGCACAGCCGTCTGCACGACTGGAGGCAGACGATACCGACCCACCCTTGGCAAAGGGCTTGCGCTTGGCACGTTCATACGCGTCACGCATGGCGTTGTCCTTGTCACTCTGCTCAGCAGCCTTGCCCATAGCATCTTCTTTGGCGCGTTGGGAGACAGCCTCTTCGACCATGCGAGCCTTCTGACGAGCAGCAGCTTGTGCCTCAGCAGCACGTTTCTCAGCCGCCATCTCAGCCATGAACTTACGCTGTTCAGGGGTATTGAGCGGATCGCCCTTTGCCATGGCCATTAGATGAACCTTCCACGGGTCTTGCCCTTGGACTCGATACCGCCGCCACGGGCAAACTTCTTAACGGAGCCGCCACTGGCCATGCCTTCCTCGTACCGACGACGTTGTTCTGCGGTACCAAACCGTCCAGAGAACGCATTGCCACGCCCTTCTTCCTTAGCTTTGGCGCGTTGCCCAGCACTACCAAAACGAGCAGCCAAAGCTTCACCCATTG